TTGCCTTTTGTTTTGCTGCTTCTTCGGCTGCCTTCGTCATTGCATCCATAGCGGCTGCCGAAGCGGCGGAACTTGCCTGGTCAATCACTGTTTGTTCTGCGATTGCCTTTTGTTTTGCTGCTTCTTCGGCTGCCTTCGTCATTGCATCCATAGCAGCTGCCGAAGCGGCGGAACTTGCCTGGTCAATCACTGCCTGTTCTGCGATTCTTGCTTGTTCCTTCACTATTGCATCCATAGCAGCTGCACTAGCTGCAGAACTCATGATGGCATAATCTGCTTCTGCTGCCGCGATTATTGCGTCATCTTCTGCTTTTGCTTTTGCGGCTTCTTCTGCCGAGACAATTTTTGGCCTTATACTTTCTATAAAATCATCATAATATTTATGAATGTCTTCCATTCTTTCCAATTATATCTTTATTTATAAAATGCAGATATAATTATTCGCAACGGTTCTTTTTAATTATAAGTTCATATCATCTAATTATGCGGGTTAAATTGGTGCTGCATTCGCAACATACTTTGCATACTCACTCGTAACTGTTGTAGACCCAATTGTAATATCTTTATCATCTAAATAAGGCGTCGTATCATCCACTGTATTTTTATAACACAAGTTGTTGACCGAATTGAACTTTGCAAGTTGGTCTAAAAATTCCAAGGTGCCAATTGTACTTGCAGCATTATGTATATCAATTTCTTCAATTATTTCTTTCAATCTATTCCCAACATTAAAACTAACTTTTGATTGGTCTAACATCGTTAATATATTTTCGGATTTATTGTTAATAATATAATCTTTTTTTGCATCGGTGATAAGGCTTGTTAAATTAGTAATAATTGATTTGTTCGTAACTAATGGTAAATTTTCAATTTGTTCATTTAAATTGTGAAGAACCCATAAGATTGGATATTTTTGACTATACTCACTATCTTTGTTATAGTAAATCTGTTTTAAATGGTTAATATCTATATACGGAACGGGTGGAGGATTGTCAGCTAAACGCGAAACATTAAATACGCCAAATACACTTATCACGATTTCTTTATAAAATTCGTCTTTGGTATAGTCGGTTGCTTTTTCCGTATCCATTGTCGAGTGTATATAATTATAAATTTCATCAATGAGCGATTCGGGTGCGTTATCAGTCGACGAAGTATTAAAACAATTTATACCAGTCGGGCAATATGACTTCAAGCAAATATCAATAAAATCAGGAGAGTTAAATAATGCATCGCTATTTTCGTGTTTTTTGCTCAATATGTATTTAAAAGTTTGTCGTATTTGGTCGAGTGACGAGTTAATATACTTTCCTTCGATTACACGATTTTCACATACTTGTTTGCCATAGTTAAGTCGAACTTGACTAATTTTTATGTTTTTTTGGTAAATATCGATTAACTTGATATAGCGATTGAGATCATTATCCGGTGCATTTAAACTATCTAATATATACTTAAATTCATTCACATAATAATGCTTATCACTGTACTTTTCATAAAATATACCAGTAGCAGGTTGTTTCGGGTTATTCGGGTTTTTGGACTGTTTTTCTTCAAAAAAAGGCAATAAAGATTTAAATCGATTCTTCATAAAATATTTACACATGGTACTTATAGTAAATGATTTCACAATAGGGATTGCTTTTTCTCTACCACGGTCAAATGGGTCTTTGTATTTTGGCATAGCATCGTCGTATAAATAAATATCGTGGAGGTCCTTATCTGGTTCAGTGAATTTATCTTTACTATTTGCACTCAATTTATCTTTAATATTTGCACTCAATTTATCTATAATATTTGTATTTAACCATATTGGATCAGCCCAATTCGATTGTGGTTTATTCGCGATCTCGATGTCTGCATTAATTATATCCACATGGTTTGTATTCATATCCGATGCATATCCGGGGTTTTCTATTATATACGGTGAATCTGTTATTAATTTAAGTCTTCTTTTGTCTTTGGTTTCCCCATATTTGCTCTTATTATATCTGGTGATGTCAGCCATTGCGGTATACACCTTTGAACCAGCAGCAGAAACAGTTGCATCGGTGGTAGCTTGTATCAGCTTCACATGATTCAAATTGTCCTTGTTTATGACAATATTTTCAAACAAATCTACTAATATTAATTCTTGCAATAATGTTGCGGCTTTCATATCGGTGACGTCCTTCTGTTTTTTTATTATGTCAATACCAGTGTCAATTGGCGTGGTATATGTATCATTTAATAATTTATGAAATATTTTTGAATTATTTAACGGTTCAACTGATGTTGTTTGCACATTTTGCAGTACTGGTTCATTCTTAAAATAATATTTTATTACAATGGGTGCATATTGATCTGCAAAAGTTTTGAATGATTCATAATTGGTGGGGGCATTTATATCTGTTACGTTAATAGAGTTTGATGGTTTTGCAAAATCAAATAGCATACCAGAAGCGGTTTTCAATATGCCACGATTATTAAGTTCTTCTTGCGTAAGCATTTTATCGTCAACTAATTTATCAAACGGATCATTTGCATACTGGTCACCACCAGATTGCATTAATTGAGCCCCGTAAAATGTATATGTTTCGGGTTTTAATGCATCATCTGGCAATTTAGAATTCAATTGTTTTACAATTTCTTTATTTTCCACCTTTTTATTCAAAAATTCAACAACTGTATCTGTATCGGTACATTGAAACACGTTTTCTTTACCTGCAAAATCACCGATAATTAAATTGCGGATAGGTTTCGTGCCGTCAGCTTCACTGCAAAACTGAATAAAGACTAATACATGGCTTCGCGAGCTTTGGGGATTGTTTGTGGTGGCTTTTACATATCTATCCACATCAACCAACTGTTTTAATACTTGACCCATTGTTTCAAAACCTTCGATTTGTTTATTCATATTTACATGATAAGCGTGTTTTGGTTGGCCTATATCACCGCTAACATTGGCCAACTCTGTATTAAATATATATTTGTCTGTTTCGCTTGTGTGCACTTCATTTGTCTTATAAAATTCTTTTACTACTACGCTGACCGAGTTGACAAGTGCATTTGGCACATTTAGTTTTGCTATTATTTCTTTACACAAATGTATGACTATACCGTTTTTCTCATCTGGTGTTTTACCGTTATTAAAATATATCAAAGAAGACGTTTTGCCAGACCCAGATGCCCCATATCCTAATAAAAATACCGGTTTATTGTGCGTACATATTTGATCAATTATAGCCGTCATTTGTTTTGCATTATCGAGGTTGGTTTCTTTTACATTCTTGAGGTTGGGTTTTTTTTTATCAACCGTTTTGTACAGTGGAAATATATTTTCATAATTTCCAAACATGTAATAGTTATCATATTTTATAATATTGCTTATCTCTTTAGACGATTCATCTGTTACTCTTGCATATTCTACGATTTCGCCCAAATTGTCCTCGGCTACGATCTTATCTTTTCCGTTAATTGTCGTTTTTTTATAAAAGGGTATAGAATCCGTTTTATACCCCAAAATCATAGCATTAAACTTGTAGCTTGACCCACCGGCCAGTTCTGCTTGTTTTAAGCGAATATCATATCGTTGGTTCCATGATTTATTACCACTTAATTCTTCCGGTTCCGTATTTGTAATTTTTAAATATGTTATAACATCTGTGCGCGTTTGCCTACTAACATAGTCATCTATGTATACATGTAACGGTTTTTGGTTTACATTATCTTGGATTAAAATCTTATTAATTGGAGTCAATAACACAAACAATGGCATGACTTGCTGCATATGTTCGTGAATACGTTCTAATGCATACTTGCTAAACGATTGAATAATTTCGGGTTCTTCTGGTTTATTTAAATATCTTTCTACTGCTTTTTCAATGAGTTCTATAAACCGGAAAATATGTATATAATACCCATTAGGTACGCTGTTAGTAAGCTGTTTATAATTGTCCGTATCTTTTTCAACTTGATCGGCAAAATTAGAGATGATATTCGACTGTTCAGGATGTTGAATTAATTCCGATAAATGGCCAGTTAGAGCAACTTTGTCGGTTACATTATTGACATACTTCACATAAGAAAATTTCGAAAATGGTTGCAATATATACGCATTGAATGTGCCTGTAGACCCCCCACCCGATAAATTATAGTTCTTGATTTGATCTAACAATGTAGGTGTGAGTGCGTTTAGTTTAAAATAAAATGGCTGCATTAATAAAAAATAAACGTATTTTTTGAAGTTGGGGTTCGTGTTGGATATTATATTATTTAAGTCGGTTAAGTCATCTTTTAGAGAACCACCGCCACTCTTGCGATTTTCATTAGCGCGTGTTCTAGCTGCTGATTCTCGGTTTTGTTTCAACTTATACGCATCTTCTGCCGCTATCCGTACCTTATTTTCAGCTTCTATGCGTCTCTGGACAACTCCCAAACAACGATTACGTTTGTCCGGTTCTTTTTTATAAGTTTCTCTGCATCCTGCTTCTGTTGTTGGTTCGGCCTTCTCTGCGGTTTTCGGTGCGGTTTTCGGTGCGGTTTTCGGTGCGACTATTTGCGCGGTTTTCGGTGCGGTTTTCGGTGCGACTATTTGCGCGGTTTTCGGTGCGACTATTTGCGCGGTTTTCGGTGTGGCTATTTGTGCAGGTTTCGGTGCGACTATTTGCGCGGCTTTCACTTGTTCAGCTTTCGCTTCTTGACGTTCGCCGGTTCTTGCAGCAAGTATAGTCTTGGCGTCAATTTCTTCTTTTTGTGCTAATTGCAATCTTGTCGCATCTTCTTGTAATCTTGCCGCCTCTTCTTGTTCTTCTTGTAATCTTGCCGCCTCTTCTTGTTCTTCTTGTAATCTTGCCGCCTCTTCTTGTTCTTCTTGTAATCGTGTCGCTTCTTCTTGTAATCGTGTCGCTTCTTCTTGTAATCGTGTCGCTTCTTCTTGTGCTTTTTTACGCGCAAGATTTCGTGCTTTTTCCTGAGCTGGGCGGGGCGCATAAGCTACTGAAAGGTCAGCAGTTGCCTTTTCTATTAATTTTTTATGTCGAACGTTATCGCGATCGAATATATAATTATATTGTAACATATATTGTTTCGTCAATTCGGGTAAGCTATTCCAATTTCCATACAATTTATCTGTAATTGTGGCGGTGATGGCGTTCGCATTGATTTCTACATTCGAAGACACTATGTATTTTTTATCCAAATCATCAATGTCGCCATTTTCTATGTCACGAACACGAGTTACCAATAATACAGGCGTACTATTGTTAATATTACCCCCATATGTTTTAACTTCGGTTCCATTAATCGTTATAGGTTGACCAGTGTCTCTTTGCCCAGTTATTGTAAATGGTGCCTTGCTCCCATAAAATACAGGGGTTGCGCCATCGACCGGTTCAAAATCATTCACACTCTTTATATTTATTGCCATAATTACATGTTGATTTGTTGCCCAAGTTTTGCCATTAGGTATTTCGGGTTTGGCCATTATATTTACTAAAAGAATAGATTATATATTATGACGACAAACTTTATATTTCTATGCAAAAACAATATTAAACGATTTTCACACAAATACTAATCTAAATTATATAATATGCAAGACGCGATTCCGGTTACTGACACCTTCTGCATTGCTGTCGCATCACATATTTCCAACAAAAAACGGGTACCTTATTTACAAGAATGTTTGCAGTCGTTGGTATCACAGTCCAGTCCAGTATCCATTTATTTGTCAATTTCGTTCGCAAGCCAAGAGATCCGCGAATATACACTAAACTGCCTTTATGCCGATGCATCGATCACATTGCCGGAATACCTAAATATTCGGGTTCGCGACCAAAAGACTTCGCAAATGCGCCATTATTTTTTATTGTACCAGGAAATCGCACAAAAACACGATTGGATTATGTTTTGCGACGATGATGACACGTATCACCCCGACCGCACTGACCGAATTATACAGTCAATCCATGCTGCACGGGAGCAAATAGATGTGATAAATGTTTCGCGCAACAAGGCGTTGTACCAATTACAGCTGGCCGGACTCTACGAGAACGTCTCACAAACCGCGCATCGCGTCCAGCGACACGAATATTGGTGTTATTGCATACGTATGGATATGTTGAGGCGATTTTTCGAGGTGGTGGAACCCGCGCCCGGAATTTTAGACGACCGATGTTGTGACGTTTTGTTAGGCGAATATTTGCGGCGCAAATCGCCGGAATGGGTATACGTGACAATTCAAGCCGTCCTATACAATTATCGTGTAGAAGAGAACGCGGATTCGGTGACCGGGTTTATTCAAACGAACCAGCACAAATATACGATCCAGACCAGTCCGCCGCCCATTGGCGACGATGCGTGGTTGGATTATGTGCTGCAGTGGAACGAGTTTTTGCATGGAAATATGCATATTTTTTTGCACGATACATATTTGCGAACATTGGTTGGCTGTGAATTAGACGTGATTTTGCGAACGGAATTTAAGGATAACTATGCTATATTGGAGTATGTGGACCAAAAACACGTGAACATGATAATTGAGTTATATAATCATGTACGATTGGTATGTGGCCAACTGTACGATTTAGGGTTATAATGGCGGAAATATATTGTGTAAATATATTATAACAAATAGCATAATCGAATGGCAGATTATTCTATCATAAACACTACTCCGTCTATATTAAATATAAGAGATATATATGATAATGCAATTCAAGGATTCAGTGATGGCCAAAATGCTATTTTACAATCTTCTGATGTAAAAATGGAATTTTTTCGAGGTACAGCGTACACCGACCATTTAAAATATGCAACAAGTACTGCTCCGGTTCAGGGATGGTGGACTGTTACTGGAAATGTAGCAAGCTATTTTAGCTACAATCCCCTAACTGCCGGTCAAGACCTTCCATTGATTGGTAGTAAAGTCTCAAATATCGATGCTGCTGAAGGAAATTGCCAACCCGGATGGTTAGCATGTCATCCTGCACAAAGCTCAACCGGCAATTCTGGTCTAAGACTTGCTATAAAAATTACTCCACAAAATAATAAAAAGATAACAGGTTATATATTATATTATCAAGACCAAGATGCTAATAATAATGCTATAGGTTTAGATTCCGGGCAAAATGGGAGTCTACATCAATCTAGTAGAATATATCCGCAAAATAATGCGGATTATGGAAATTTTAAGTATATTGGCATTTATGGCGGTTATAACAGGGTTTTTTCTTATACAAAAGATCTCACCTCAAATCCAGTTACGTCGACTGGTTACATATATGTACATTTAGATGCCGGCAACGACGGACTCGCTTATGACTCTGGTACTATAAGATTGGAATTAGATGTAGTTGATCCTTATGTTCCTACCCCCCTCACGTTTGTTAACAATACATTGACGGTTACAAATGGCATTAGTTCTACAGATCTGGATATGGTCTCGTTTCAATTACCTGCCGGAAGTATAATGTATTCATTTAATGTTACAAGTTTGCTAAATGCAACTAGTATAACTTATACGCTGGGAATATCGGGAGGTGCGATTGTATCCACCGGCACTATTACCAGTACGGGGGTCACCCTTTTGGGCGGAAATAATTTAACCCCGGCGGTTGATACCACATATATTTTAACATTGACATCTATTTCTACAAATACATACACAATTATTGGTAAAATGCTCGGTCCTGGGTATACTTTCTCGAGTGTACTCGCCGCCGGTGGTACGTTCAAATGGAATAGCATATCGAATTCGAATGCATATGCACAAACTTATGTCACTGATTTCGTCGATTTGAGTGGGGGGATGTTGATTCGACATAACGGGGCATTAACTGTGGGCGGGGACGCGTCATTTAACAATGTTAATATTAGTAGCGCGAAATTATTAGCTAACGATCTTGCCATTACATCCCGTCTTTTTGTCGGTGATAATGTTTCCATAATTGGAAACATGAAGGTTGGTAACGATTTATCGGCGAATGGCCAATTTAGCGGAAATTTCGCGAGCAACCTAATTCCTACCACTGCTATTATCAATTACCCGTCTAGTGGTAGCGGAAGCACCGTAATAACTGGCAATGTGCGAATCGCAGGCGATGTTTCATTTAACGGCGCGACGGTCGACTTAAGCACAAATACAGTACTGCAAGTCGACGATTATATAACTTTTAATGACGGAAGTACTATGAATTCATTCGATGATTTAAAAAGCAGGATGTTTGACATGTCCGCGTCGTTGGTTACAACTACTACCGTTACCGGCGTAGTTCAAGGGCAACGTATATTATGCTCCAGCGACGGTAAATATGTCGCAATTAATATGGGCGGCGCATCGACCAACGCTACTAATTATGCACAATCGTCTACCGGTATCGATATTTCACAAGACTATGGAGCAACATTTACGCGAAAATATTTAAATGACCCGACAGACGGAACAACCCCATTGTATCGGCCATATTCGTGCTTATCAATATCGTTGACCGGACAATTTATGATATGTTGTTGCTATGGTGCAACCGGACATAATAGAGATGATAATGTGGTAGGGTTCAGTAATAATTATGGAGCTACATGGTCATCTGCCTATTTAAAAAATCTACTCGGCACCGACACCGAAATGATGTATATACGAGGAGTTGCTATAAGTAGCGATGGGGCTACTATGATTATTGATGTATTTCGATTTATTGATAACAATATGCATTTGTACAAAACAACCAGTAGATCATTATCTGGATTTACTCTAATAAGCAGCCGCGTATCGCCAAATTTTGCAGACAATACACTGAAACTTGTAAAGGGTGGCGGGGTAGAACGTATTGTTGCACAACTGTTGGAGGGTGATGGTAAAGGTAGGTTAGTGATTTACGATATATCTGGTGGCACTAATCTTCATACATCAGCGATTAATTATGGTGGAAGCACGGATATTAGTATACCTTTTAATGCAATTAACACTGTAATAACTGGACCAAACGGACAAATCAGTCGGGTTGATTGCAGAGAAGACTTTGTATATAACAATCCTTTTGTAAACGATATTTCTACTATTTACTCTGGGAACGTAACACGAAAGTCATCGGTACAATCTCCATTAGGAAAACATATTTTAGTAGGTCCATTCATAAATAGCTATAATTCTCCCGATATTAAAGATTCAACCTTGTTAAGATATAGCACAAATGGAGGATATAGATTTAAACAGGTATCTGGATTGGTTTCAACCACATTTACTTCCGTAACATCCATGGCATTATCTGATCGCGGGCACATATATATAGTAGACGACATCGGTCCGGGCCAGGTAAAATATGTAGCTGCAACGTTTGAATTGATGCGCAATGTGACATTTAAAAAAGTTGATGTAAATGGCGCTGCAAATGTAACCGGGTCCGTCACTACATCATCTGACTATCGTATTAAACAGAACGTCTCCAATTTAAATGATGCCGATAGAATCGACAATTTAGTGCCAATTCAATATAATAATATCTTGACTGGCAAGCATGAATTTGGATTATTAGCGCACGATTTGCAATCGATATATCCGGAATTGGTCGAAGGCGAAAAAGACGGGGCAGAATACCAACGTGTAGATTATAATGGTCTTATTGGGGTATTAGTGAAAGAAGTACAGGATTTAAAAAAGAGAGTTGCAGTGTTAAATCAGTAATAAAATATATATCATTATATATAGAATATATAATGGCATGGAATACAGACTCTACTGCAAACCGATTTATAAAGTCTTATGTTCAAGATTTTATCGATATTAGCGGTTCATTGACTTTACGCGAAAAATCAAACCTCAATGTAAATGGAAGTACAACGATTAACGGGAATCTGTTTTTGAATAATGTATCGCTACTAGCCGATTTGAGTTTTAATAAACGAATCTTTGTTGGAGGAGACTGTTCTATAAATGGTAATCTAACGAGTCTTGGAGATATTTCCATTAACGGCGCGGTAACGAGTTGCCTATTTAAGAATTCTTCTATACCGCAAACCGCATTTGCAGGACCAATCTCTGCGCCAGGTCCAGATTACACAAAGCCGAGCGTGTTTTATGAACAAAAATTTAAAGCAGATGCCGATATATCGTTAAATGGAAATATAGTGCAAATAAACAACATTAATATAAACGGAAATGTTAAATTAAGTGATGCTACGTTAATGAATAAATATGACGACAATTTGTCAAAACTCTTTGATGTATCTAGTGCATATATATCATCTTTATGTTTTACTAAATCACCTAATTTTTTCTCTACGGCCCCGGATGATGTGTATCAGGTAAACAATTTCTTTAACATTAGAATATCAGCTAGCGGAAAAATTATTGCTATTTTCGCGGGAGGAAATGGTTACCATGCTGGCGTAAATGCCCCAAATTCTAACGATCCAATTGGTAATTGGAATAATTATTCAAAGTTTGGTGTTTATATTAGTCGAGATTTTGGAAATACATGGACAAAATACTTGGTTCCATATGAAAATGAAACAAAAATGGGGTTTAGTTATACTAGTATGGCCATGTCAATTGATGGTAAACACATGATAATTACAGTCACACCTAATGGTAATAATACCAATGGATTACCATCTGGAGTTGCATTTTCACATGATTATGGATACACATGGTCATCTATTAGATATCCGGTTTATAATATTGCTTCAGGTTCGGATTACAGAGCAGATGGATGTTGTTTGAGTAACGACGGAAGAAAAATGATGGCATCAAATCAAGGATCAATTAGGGGGTGGCAGGTTAGTATTGATTATGGATTAAGTTGGAATACAAAACCAGCGACAGCGTTTGCAGGAGGATTCGGTTCTAATGCATTACCAAAAGGCAATGCAGATTTAACAAAATTAGTGATAATTGGCGGCGGCGAGGCTAAATTTTATGTATGCACTTTGGACAACAACTTAAATCAAATATCTTATATTACAGTTGATATTTTATCAGCGCGTGACACACTTCCTGCCCGCACTAACAGTTCATATGTAAATAATGTAATGGTTTCAAATGATTTTAAAACAATTTTATTTACATACTATGGTACTGCTAGTACTAGTTATATAGAATTATACGATGGCATTACAAACACGTGGAGATCTACTACACCTGATTATACTTCAATCAGCGGATCTAGTAGTACTACAATGTCTATGGGTTTCATACTTAAAGAAGGAATTGTTATGTCGCGCTCCGGAAAATATATTTTCATAGCGGGCGGAACAGAGAGCCCTAAGTTATGGGAAGCGAATTTCATAAGCAGTGATTATGGTTATACATTTTCCATTGTACCCCAGGCATCGTATCCATTTTTAAAAGTTTATGCAATTTTTGATGATGGTTCATTTCTAACAATGAATGGAGGAATTATAAATATATTTAAACCCAACATATATAAGGCTTCTAGGTTTACCACTCTTAACCTCACTGGGAACCTAGTAGCAGGAAGTTTCCCGACAGCGTCTGATTACCGAATCAAAACTGACATTGCCACACTGGACCCGACGTTTACGGTCGATAACCTTCGTCCGGTAAAATATTTGCAAACATTAATTAACAAAACACGGTATGGGGTTATTGCACATGAATTACAATTATATTACCCCGATTTAGTCGTCGGCGAGAAAGATGGCGAAGAATTGCAGAATGTTAATTATACCGGGTTAATTGCGATTCTAATTAATGAAATTAAAAGATTGAAACAAGAAGTAGTCGAATTGGAAAACGAAGTGTAAACAATGCTGTCGGGGGTGTGAAGATTGCAAGTTAGTTATCAATAAATTACTAGGTTAACCGGGTAATGCATGTAAATACATTGTACGTGTATTTATTATTTATGTTTGTTTATACCAGTGAAGATTTAAAACCGCACGCTAAAAGCGTGCTTGGTTTCAAATCATTACTGGTATCTTACTTGAAGAATTAATCCGCCGTGCGGATTTAATTCTTCAAGGGTGTAAAATTATATACTTATAATTATATAGTAATATTATTATAATGTCATGGGCAAGTGATTTAACCGCAAATAACTTGGATGCTACCTATATTAATAATTGGCTCGACGTGAGTGGAAATCTTACCGTTCGTGGCTCCTCTCAAATTTTAGTCACTGGAACCGGCGATGTTTCATTAAACGGCACAACTACGTTTGCGCAGCAAATTATATGCAATACCGACATGTCATTAAATCGTAGATTGGTAGTCGGCGGCGATGTATCTATGGGCAACGGGTTATTGACCGTGGGTGGAAGTGTAGCCATAAATGGTTACTTATCAGTAGGATCATATAAAACCGGATCTATATCTAATACTGCAATTAATAGCGGCGGCGGAGCGGCAAGTAGTGGCTTTACAATAAATGCTACCGATACTACTTTTAACGTCGACATGTCATATAATTCGGCTGTGAAAATAAATGGGGATATGTCATTGAATGAATCCGAAACATATTCTTATTTATATACAAGTCCGCAAATATTCAAAACGACTGATGCAAAGACAACCGTCGCGCAAAAATGGCAAGATATAGAAATATCTTCTACTGGGCAATACCAAATAGCGGTTGTTGGTGGTAATCGTACAGATGGGACTACGGCAACAGACGTAACCGGCAACGTATGGATATCAAGTAATTATGGTGTAACGTGGACGGAAAAAGTGATTGGTGGAGGTGTACAATGTTGGATTAGCGCAATGATATCGGGTGACGGGTCTATTATGATGGTAAAAGCCAAAGGAAATATTTTATACAAGTCAACGAATTATGGTGAAAATTGGACACAGTTGACATCATTGGGATCGATTCCAGGCGTTACCTATGCTGATATGACATCTGTAACAAGTTGGGTTAGGCGTCCGGCATATCCCATGTTCATGACAACTGACGGAACTACGCTCATTACAGGAACAGCAGATACAACTGCCGGTAGTACATGGTATACCAGATTAATTATTTCAAACAATGGAGGTATATCGTGGGCAGTATTGCCACATGATGGCGGCAGCGCGAATAAGATTAATTCATACAATATGTCAAAATCTGGACAATATATTTGCATAACATATGGAAATAATCTCTTACCAAAATATTCGCCTGACTATGGAACAAATTTCTATACAATAACGAATGCTTCAACCATGCAAGCCGAGAATACTTCTAATATATTACTTTATGGTAAAGGGTTATGTGCAATTAGTAATAATGGGTATGCGTATATGCATGACGGGACTACTTTTGTTTATGCGGTGAATGTAACTAGCGGCACGGTGACGGCGGGTGCGAATAATGCTGCTGTTACAAAAACATCTACTCAGCTCACTACATTATGGTCTATAAGCACGTCCTATAATGGACAATATGTGACTATATATGGGAGAACGCCCGAAGAGACTAATACCACTGGATCTGTAACTGTTGCGCCGTGTAGCTGGGCTTCAAATAATTATGGCGCGACATTTTATCCTATCGTCGGCAATGTTGTTATGAATAAGGGTACTTATTTAAATCGTGTGTGGTCAACACGGTTTTCGGCAGATAATAAATATATTGCTACAGTGAAAGAAAACGATTATATATATGTTAGCAGATTACTTTTCACTGGTAGTTCAACGCAAACGCAAGTATCTGCATCTACAACCGTGAATGTTCCTGCTCGAATTCGTTTTAGTGATGGGACTGATATTAGTGCAAATATGTATCCTAACAATAAAGATGCTAACGGTACATTCTATGCAACCACTTTTAGAAATATGATCGTTCAGGGCACTTTTGTTTCCAATCCTCAAAAGACGGTCACCGCATCCGACTATCGCATTAAGACCAATGTGCAAACACTCGACGAAACGCATATTTTGGATAATCTTCGCCCGGTGAGATATTACCAAACGCAGCTTGCGCGCAATGATATTGGGTTTATCGCACACGAACTACAGGAACAATATCCGGAATTGGTCGATGGCGAAAAAGACGGCGACAATATGCAATCCGTAGACTACAACGGAATATTGGCGTTATTGATCAATGAAGTGCAGCGGTTGAAACAAGATATAAACCAGGCCAGATGTGCGATTGCGGCGAAGAAGGCGGCTGCATAGATAGATAAAACCAACACAGTTTGTTGTGCAAATTCTAATGCATATTTGGTAAAAAATTGATAACTTAATAAATACATTCTTTATTTTATCAATTAGTCAAAATAAACTCAATACCAAGTACATTATGATGCACCCTATGTCTCAACCCGCACTTTCATTTTCGGTGCCGCCGCCCACTTATCGCCGCCGGTTCTTGATTTTCGACGTGGAATCGACCGGTCTGTTGCCGACTCGGCGTGGCACGACGACCGCTGTTCCCATTACCGAATATCCCCATATTTTACAGCTCAGTTTCGCCATTTACGATTTGTCTCAAAAACAGGTCATTCGCAAATATGACGCCTACGTAGACGTGCCCGACGACGTGGTCATCAGCGAATTTATTACGAATTTAACCGGCATTACCAAGGAAAAGTGCAAACGCGAAGGCCGGCCCATTGTCGAGGTCTTGGAGCAGTTCTACGAAGCATACATGTTTTGCGAAGGGCTGGTGGCACATAACATGGATTTCGACGAAAAACTGATTTCGGTGGAGTTGGAGCGTAATCGAGCGGTAGTTTTGGAAAAGGCCCCATATTGCTTCATGATATTTAACTCGATGTATGAAAAAGTGCACGGCATCGAACGCTATTGCACCATGAGAAAAGGCACCGAAATTTGTAATATTATGGTCGAATCCAAGACGGCTGGCAAACCGCCTAGCCGGAAATGGCCGAAACTGATCGAATTGTATGCGAAATTATTTGATGGGGCGACTGTGGAAGGGTTACACAATTCCATGGTGGATGTATTGACGTGTTTGCGGTGTTATTTGAAAATGCGGCATGGATACGATGATTCGACGTTGTTTGCATAAATGGGCGATTGATATAAGATTGTGGTGTCTTATATCAATTTAGTTAGTGGGTCTTAATAATTAATAAAAAAGAAGTTATGGTTTTGGTTGTTTTTAGTGTTTTTTGTTGGCCTTCTTGGACTGTTTGGCTTTCTTTGCGCGCTTGGACTTGGATAACTTTTTCTGTTGCTTTTGTGTTTTCTTTTGTTTCTGTTGTTGTTTCTTTTGTTGCTGTTTCTTTTGGGATTGGCGTTTTCCGCCTCGCCCCGGTCCGCCTGCACCTTTAGGTCCACCAGCACCAGGTGATTTGTCAGCTGCGCCCGCACCTGCGCCAATATGATTTTTTAAGTTAGTAATAATTGTATTAAAACTAGTCTTCATTGCAACAACATCAAATCCGCCAGTGTTCCTTAATTCGGCGCTAGCTCTGTTTAATAACCCACCCGCACTTTCTACTGCACCTTGGATTTGTGCATGCTTGCCAATGGATTCAGTCTCAAGCTGAATGCCCTTAATTTTAAGCAGTGCTTTTAATGCGGCATATTTGAGTTGTAGTTGCGAAATAAATTCATAAGCATTCATACCTGTATTTATAGTAGCCTCCCCAACGCTAAATAGTAGGCCGGTTACGTTATCTATTGTAAGTGGTTCATCAGCCATCATATTGGCACCGACTGCGGCGCCGAGTGTAGCAGCTAATGTAGTTGCAACCGCTCTAATTCCACCTGATATTCGGGAAAACCATGAACCACCTGCTGAATTGGTAGGAACTGATAATTTGATAGCTTCAATAACTGGTCCTCTAAGGTTGTTACTATTTTGTAAGTTATCGAAAAAGCCATTAATTGCGACTGTATCAATACTGCTGTTACTATATGCAAAACTTAAAAATGCAACCATAACCGCAGGAACCCCCAAATGTGAATTATTACTCCAGAACGTGCCAAATTCTGTGGCCAAGCCTTCTGCGGTTGGAGCCATGGTAAATCCGGTACTTTCTAATGTTTGTACTGATTTTGCTAATGACGTTATTGAGTCGATTGAGTCTGTACTTAAGCCCGAAGCAACTGATGCTTCATCGTCGCCTTCCATACCTTGCGAGTCTAGCAACTCTTGCGACCCTTGCGACCCTTGCGACCCATCCAATGTTAATTGTGAGTCTTGGTCTACGGCTGCTTCTTTGGAAAACTCTACAGTAGCGGGCATGACAACTGGTATTGGCGCTAACAAAGCATTTTCGATTGCTATAACGGATTGGGATTCTTCCATGTCAGCAGATGTATCTGTGGCTACTACAACTGGTCCAGGTTCGATAGCTGGATCCGGTCTTAGACGCTTATCTTTATGCTGATCCGGATCAAGCTCATTCGTATTTTCACCGCCACCTGGTTTATCACCTTGATTATCATTACCCGTATTACCAGTAAAACTACTCATCTTTTAATATAATATATACCCAGAAATTAAGCGGAACACATTTCGCATATTTCGTCTTCCGTTTCTTCTTCCATTTTCCCACCTAAATCTTTTTTCTCCGGTTCAATCGTGAATTGTTGTGCCTGATGTCTCGCCCTTCGCCTTAAATAATATATTCCCGTCTTCAATCCCTTCGACCAAGAATAAAAATGCATTGACGTCAAATTCGAGTAATTTGGGTCTTCCAACCACAAATTCAAACTCTGGCTCTGGCAAACAAACGCCCCTCGGTCCGCTGCCATATCAATCAATTGACGCATCGGTATTTCCCACACCGTCTTGTACTTTTCACGGATTTCCACCGGAATTTGTTCTAAATGCTGAATGGACCCATTGTTCGCAATAATATTGTTCTTCATTTTCTCGGTCCACATGTCCAATTTCAACAAATCCTGCATCAAATATTTATTCGCTAAAATAAATTCGCCAGCAATTGTGCGGCGGTTGTAAATATTGCTCGTTATCGGCTCAATACATTCATTGAAACCCAGAATCTGTGACGTGGATGCTGTGGGCATCGGTGCCAACAACAACGAATTGCGGATTCCGTGTGACCTGATTCGGGTTTTTAGTGTTGCCCAGTCGTAGCGGTCACCTGGAATCACACCCCACATATCGAACTGCAATTCTCCTCGTGACGCAGGTGAGCCCACAAAACTTGAATATGCACCTCGAAACGCAGTATCTAGCAATGGTTCTTCGTATACATTTGTATGGCGTTTTAGGGCGACATGGTCATCTATGTGCAACCTGTCACTGAAGTCGTCGTCGAGCGCCAATGGTTCCAACAGCTTGAACCGCGCCTCGGCAATTTCGCAACTTTGCTCCAGGGCCGCGTGATAAATCGTTTCGAATATGTCGCGGTTGATTTGTTTGGATTTGTCGGCGGAAAAGGGCAGGTCCAACATCATAAATACGTCGGCCAGACCTTGGACGCCAATGCCGATGGGACGATGACGCAAATTACTGCGTCGGGTCTTTTCGGTTGGATAGAAATTCACGTCGATGATGCGATTCAAATTGTAGGTCACCACTTTCGCCACTTCATGCAGCTTTTCGTAATCGAATTCCGCGGATTTTGTCGTGGAATCCACTTTCACAAACGACGGCAATGCAATACTCGCCAGGTTGCATACCGCGGTTTCGTGTTCATCCGAGTATTCGATGATTTCGCTACACTGGGATGTTAACATGCCATTGAAAACGCCCGCATTACGCTTGTGTTCTGTGAAACAAAATGTGTCGTCTTTTCGCAAAAAATTCACAACGGATTTCACGCGCACTTGTCTCGGCTGGCGTTTTTGGTCCGCCGGAATTTCGCCGAAAAGGGCGGGGTCGGCGATCGATTCGCGCGGTGAAAATCCATGTTTATTCAAATGATGCAGGTCTTCGCGCGTCAGGTTCAAATACACACCCTGCAAATGACCATTGTCATGTACAATGTCCACATTCAGTCCACAACCTTGTAAAACGCACTTTTGGCGAAGCGCCACCTCGTAATTGTCCGCATATACGTGTGTGTTACCATCGACAGATAATATATATGCCTTATCGTAAAACTCGGCGAATTGGATAATGCAGTCAGGAATAACGGGAAAATCGCATTGCATCAACAAATCGCCCGGACTCAATGTATTTGCTTCGCGGACATCAATATGTGTTCCGTCGTCACTATGTATGAAAAAACGATGATATGGCGTGCATCGCAAAATGGCACCGTCGTCGGTTTCAACCGTAATCAACTCCTGATTTTCGCCGGTTTGGTAAACAGTTACTTCACTGAATTCCATGCCATTCCAAACGCGAACACGTTGGTCACACAATCTCTGGATTTCGACCGGTCCAATATCCGTCAAAATGACTGTTTCGGGTGCTACACACAAATTCGATGATTTGATGGTTCCCAGATTTTGTTGATTGGATTTGCGGTTGGCGGCGTCTTTATAACACAAATAGGGTGTGCCGGTTTCCATTTGGGCGTCCAATACCTGAAACCAGAGGTCGCGCGCCTTCATCGTTTTTCGCCCACGACCCGCCGCCTCGTAAGATTCGTATAACTTCACGAATTCATCGCCGTGAACGTCGGCCATTCCGGGGCATTCGTCTGGGCACATCAACGTCCATTTTCCGTCGGTTTTCACGCGCTGCATAAACAGGTCAGGAATCCATAGCGCATAAAAGAGGTCGCGTGCCTTCATTTCCTCGTCTCCGTGATTTTTTCTCATTTGCAAAAAATTTTCGATGTCTGCATGCCAGGGTTCCAAATAAATCGCAAAGCTTCCATTTCGTTTGCCCCCGCCATTGTGTACGATGCCATTATGTAACATATAATCGTGCACTTCCGTCATTTGCAAATCGTATAGTGTACCACTATATTGTGACTGTTCGATTTTCTTGATGCGCGTACCCAACAAATTTTCATACACAAAGAACTTTTCGAATCCATTTTCCGGTTTTTGAATATGCAACAAATCACATATTTCCACGGTTTTAGGTATACGAAGACAATAATTGATTTGTTTGTGTATAATGACACCTTTATCCGTATTGTGGGATTCGCCGATGCGATTACGAATATATCCGCTTGTCAATATTTTCATTCGCAAAAGCATATATTTCATGCTTTCGATGAGATTGCGCGAGGTTGAGTCAAACATAATTTCTTTTCCAGCGTGTCCGTCTGTATCAATAAGCCCCTTAATAATTTGCTTCATTTTATGAATGGGAAGATTCAACCAAGAATGATGAACATGTTTTCTGCCGTTTTCATCATAAAGATCTCGGTATCGAAACGGTAATGCATTGTTTTTGTTCCATCGAATACGTGATGTATTATTATCATGAGTAATTTTATATTGTATACATCTATCGGCAAAATAGTTCTCGCAAAAATCTAATATATGTTCTTTATTTACAGCATGCAATGTAACGTGTCCGGTTTCCACATTGTTTTTCATATATCCGTCTCCTAGCAACACACCATACATATAACAGTCATCTTCGCTAATATGTGACATATCCACCTCATATGTCGGGGTAGTATATAGAATAATATCGTCTTCTGTCAGGTCTTTCGCATCGGTCCAATCAGGTTTGAGTATTTTTTGTTTAATGCGGTTTGCAATGACACTATAATTGAGCCCACGTTGTTGATTATGCAATGTATATATCGGGTGTTCACCAGTGATTTTTAGCGGTTCAATCGAATGCATGGTATAAATATCGTACATTTCGCCACTGTAAGAATGCTCTAACACCGTTTTGATTTGTTCGGGTTTGCCCTCGCTATTAAATATCTCGGTTTCTCCTGCATGCACGTTCTCGATTTGCATGGGTCCGCGCGTGGTATAAATATAGGTATTTGGCGTAACGCATTGGTCAACGTATTTTGCAGTGTTATTAAAAACTTTTAACATCGGTACTATACCGTTCGACGAGCCATTTGTTCCGCGGATATGACTACCCGATGCACGAACATTGTGGATATGCAATCCAATGCCGCCAGCCCACTTCGAAATCAGCGCGCAGTCGCGGAGTGTGTTGTAAATCCCGTCAATGCTATCGTTTTCCATGGCTAACAAATAACACGATGATAATTGTGGGTGTGGCGTTCCCGCATTGAATAGCGTCGGGGTGGCATGCGTAAACATTTTCTGTGACATCAAATCGTATGTTTCTCGCACACGAGCCAGGTCATTCCCGTGGATACCAATCGCAACACGCAGCCACATATGCTGTGGGCGTTCCACAATCACACGATTCACCTGCATCAAATATGCTCGTTCCAATGTTTTGAACCCGAAATATTCAATCAAATAATCGCGTTCATAATCACACATCGCATTTAGTTCGGCGGAGTTGGTATTTACGGTTTCCATAAATTCGGCGGTTACCAGCGGACTCGATTTGTTGTGTTTGTCGCGGTAGTTTGCCAACTGCTGCATGACTTTCGAAAACGATTCTTCGGTATTTTTATGGTGATTTGATACAATAATGCGTCCGGCCAATGTATTATAATCCGGGTGAATGCTGGACATGGACGCGCATTGTTCCGCGGACAATTCGTCGATTTTGGTCGTAGAAATGCCCGAATACAGTTGGTCGATCACTTTCATCACAAGGGTCGTATAATTTAATTTGATATTGGCTTCTTGACCGAGCTTTTTGATTCTGCTTAAAATTTTATCGAATGAAACAATCTCCTGCGTTCCGCTACGCTTTGTAACATACATTTCGGTATCGTCTTCCACTGATGTGCTGGGTTTTTGAATAGGTGAATCCATGTGGTCGGTCTGTTATATACATATTTAATTCAAAAATGTCTATATTGTTTTATTCTTTGTTTATGTGCTAGCGCATTTTACACATTTGTCTCATTTACAAATTAGTCAGTCTAATAGAAAGACTCGGTTTTTATTTCAATAAATTTTTTTCTCTTTCTTCTTCTCGCCAATGTTTCTTATTGTTATATAATAAGTCTGTAAGATTGTGCTTAAACCGAAAATAAAAATTGTAATCTATGCCAAATAACCGATAAGATATATTATTTGATTTGTATTCAATGTCGGTAAATTTATTAATTGTGTTATGATTTATTATTTTATTATTGAAAATATCCATGTGAATTGCATTGATTGCTCTTGTATACACGGATGGACCTGTCATGTTATGAATATCATTGGGATAACTATTATTTTTAATATTGCTAACAATTAATTCAATTGTTTTTTTTAAAATTGGATGTCCTTTTGAAAATATTAACGCCCATTGAACATATAGATTTGGGTTACCTTCTGCTGTTATAATTGCTTCGTCTGTAATTCTTATTAATTCATCTAGAGGTTTTTCAATACTTGAATCCATATCTAAATATACACCTCCGTATTTATATAATACTAAATATCTCCAAAAATCAACCTTTGCCACAATGATATTTAACTTATTGTAACATTTTGCGATTTCACCTTTAAAATGTTCATTTACAAAATTATCCATATCGGCATCATCGTATAAATTATATGAATAATCAGGGTTTAAATTTTTAAAAACATCTATTTTTGATTGCATTAATGGATCTAACACTTTTGTATGCCAAGACTGAAAGATGTTCTTTTCTATCATTTTACTTATTATAATATTTTTTTTGGATAAATTAAACTCATTGTTTTACACCTTTACCAGGATCAAATGTCTAATTCTTTGCTGGTATAAAATGAAAATATGTAATTATTGAATAATTACATATTTGACCATGTTTCTAGTGCATGTTTTGTCTAACAAACATTGCCTTCTTCGTCCAGTCGAATCAAACAAACAGGTGCATCGGGTCTTGGCGCAATAACGTCTCCGTCGTCGCTTACCAGAGACATGGACCGCTCTTTGGGTACTCGCTTTTTACTTGCGCGGTGTTCGTATCCAGTAACCCGCTCTTTTAGAATTATATTCCATATATATTGAATGTATGGGACTACACGCGAAAACCATGGACCGTTTCGCGGGATAACTACACACGAAATTTCGTCCAAATACCAGTACTTTTGAGAAAACAACACCTTATTATCACGCGCCATGATAGTGCGTTGTTCATCGGCCCATGCCCGAATCGACGCCTTGTCGAGCGCATTTGTCAGTGGCATATACACATAATATGGCTTATTCGACAGCTGTGTTTGTTCGGTGATAACCGTGGGCGGGCGTACAATAAATTGCAAAATAACACCGCGATATTCATGTTTCTTGTCGTTGTAAAAAGCGTCTTCCGTTTCGTATTCTTTGAAACGGGTTTCTACGAAATCACATTCGTCCAGGCCACACGTTTCCATTTGTATTTGTGTTTGTATCCAATATTCTTCTTTGGGAATGCCAGTGATTTCACGATTGACAATGTTTTTAATTTCTAACATGCGTCCGTAACGGTTGTTTTTGGGGTCGATATTAATACCGTCGGGAGAAGCGCCGATGAACGGATATTTGGGGTGCGGAATACAGCCAAAATCGCCCACCATTGTATCATACATGTGTTCGTATATTTGAACAGTAACAGGTTCGTATTTTACACCCCAATGCAGCGGTCCTTCCGTGCATGCATTACGCGATTCTTGTAGATCCAAATCGATCGGTTTGCATTTTTCGTATATTAAACTGTTTAATTGCGCTGGCGACCCGAATACCTTCCACAAATTGCTTGCCGTGATAAAATTATACCGATAATCATACCATTCGCGTGATTTTTGTGGCGGTTGAGGGATCGCTTGTAATGCCAGCATTCGGGCAATCATAATAACTGTTTCTGTGGGGGTTCGTTCGGGAATCTCTTCGGGGCGCTGCACAAATGACCGCTGGGGTATAGATGACATATCCATCCATACTTCGGTCGTCTTCTCGACAAATTCGCGTAGTTCGTCGCGCAGGTTTTGGTCGTATTCGTCTCTATGTGTGTCAGACGAGAATGAACAATAAACATCCGTGTATAACAAGTCTGTTGTATGTTCAATCATATTTGTGTAAAAATTGGGGGATGACATTAACCTTACGTTTAAGCACACATAATCGTCGAGTATTTCATATGCCGTTATGGTTAGCTCCGCGTAATCTTCCAGACTAATGGTTTGCACACTCGAGTCACATGACTCGCCGTCGTCAACATCGGTATCAGTGTCGTCGCTAAACGTATCTCTGCCCGACGCAGTCGACGTGGTGTCGGATTCTGGAAAAAACTCCGAATCTGTATTTGACATTCTGTATCTGTATCTATATATATTACAGAATTATATCTATATCATTGTACGAATAAATATTTACACCGTTGCAAATATATATTACACGTGGACTATCTGCCTGCATGCTTAATCGTCATTATCGTTTGCATCGATTGTCGTGTCGGCATTGGTTGTACTGCGTTTTGGCGTAAGCGATTTCAGTGTGGACACCCGCTTTGTATCCATAATTTTAAGGGTAAAGTTGTGAGAAAGCTGATTGAAATGCAGCGCGGGGATGGATACGATTTTCATTTCGTCCTTATTATATACAACGTCTTTGCTTTTTGATAATTTGTTCTTGTCCAAACAACTGTTGAAGAAATTCTTTAATAGTTTGATGTCTTTCGACGGCATTGCGTGTTCCTTGCCGTATGTTTCCGCAAATACATGGAGTTTTTGGATTTTCGCGGTTTTGTCCAATTTTATCCAATTATCGCGCGTATTTCGCTGGCGTTCTCGGTCTAGCATTTTATCAATATTGTCGGTTGAGGGAACCGGTTGTGCGGGGTCAGTCTGGTCCTGGCCCTGGTCCGTGTCCAATATTTCATTTTTCACAGTTGTATTATCAGTAGTAGAATGAGTTGCAAACATTATATAATGTGGTTGTCTTTATATACACTAATTAAAAGAATATGTTTATCTTATTTTCATATATTATATATTGACGTCGGTGTGCCGCATCATGCAAAATGGTTTATTTTGGTCTTGTCCGGTCCATTTACATGTACAAACATGGGGTTTCTGTTTTTGTATATAGCCGTCTGGTTTTTCCACACTAATTTGTCCCATTCCATATCTTCTGTATTCAAAAATAGTCGGTTCTCATAATCCAAACCAAATAACCCCGGCCGTTTGAAATATTGCTGTGTCCAAAGCCGCTGATCATCATGTGCATCGTTGTATTCATATTCGACCAAACAATGCCGAAGTGCCCATGCATATCCAATAAACATACCGCTATTTAAAAAAGGAAATTCTAGATGACGATTTGTATAGTGCTCCGCCACGTTTGCGTCCGGGTGACACTGTGACTCACAACCAAACACAATTGGTTTATTCATTTCTAAAAAACGTTTTCTTATTTCATTTTGAGAACCGCAATAGACTACATCATATGCATCTGTAAATAAAACGATATCCTGGGGTCGAATTTGCGGTTGAAACAGAAAATCGCGGGTTTCTCGCAATTTCACACCGAAATTGGCGGTTCCTTCCCAACCTATTGCCCGGTTTTCTTGTAATCCTAATACAAATATTTGTTCGTTCTGTTTTTGGACTTGTTCTATGATTTTATTGAGAACATGATGAGGCTTCGTTGCAACCGTAATATAATACAATTTGGGGCCGTCTATTGACATGTTTTTGTGGAATGTACTTATAGCATATATTCATGCGTCGTTTTATGTGTATTTTCCAGCAATATATATGTATTTTTATTTGTGTTATACAGGTTCTCCATATTCAAAATTTGAATCAATAAAAATATGTCAATAAACCATAGTTCAATAAAACAACTAACCGAACTTGAATGTACCAATCGATTGTCAATGCACGTTGCTGGCCCATTTGCTTATTACCCGAAACAATGCCATATGCATGCCGAATTTGGATGTGTTCCTGGCTACGGGGTCAGTGGAGAACTTGGCAATTACTGTTTCTGTTTCCTGGTCTATCCACAAATATTGTCCATATATTCCGCGTGCATGGATTTCGTTGGTGTTTGGTTTTGTGGGATGTTGGTTGACCCACCACTGGTTCTTATAGGGTTTTGTGCCATATGTTTGTGTAATCCACACATGGGGAATGAGTTGCTCGCCGCTGGGCGTTTTGCCCCCATTAAGAATGAGTTGCCCAAATATGGCCATATCCAGACTAGTGCACGATATACCGCCATTTCCAACCGCCATTCCTGCGGAATCAACTGTAACATTCGCGTTGTGTTGGGCACCCATGGGTATCCATAATTCTTTTTCCAGCAGTTTTGCATATGTCATTCCCGTCACATGAGAAATGAGCCATGCGAGTACATCTGTGGTTGCAGAACAATATTGGAATCCGGAACCATTTTCCGCGGGCTTCAGTGACAGCAAAAATGAACGAAGTGTGGGGTGTTCTCCTGTGGGATTTGTCTTCCACCCACATGCGCGGTCCAGCTGATTCATTTCTGAGTCAGGAGACGCGTAGTCTTCGGTGAATTTGATCGCGACTTGCATGTCCAGTGCTTGTGCAATCGTGGCGCTGCCGAATACACATGTGTTCAGTTCCGGCAAATAGTGTTCCATTTTTTGTTGAGGGTCGATGACACCCTTATTTATCATTATGGCATATAAAACACCTAATATGGACTTGGAAACTGATTGCAACAAATGTTTTGTATCTGGTTTCATACCATTAAAATATCTTTCATAGAGAACATTCCCTTTTCGTAACACGAATATACTGTCTGTGTATGTATTTTCGAGGATTTGGATGAACTTATTTATTTTTCCGTCAACATGGATGTCCATGTCTTCCAATGAAGACGCATTTTGTTCAATGGTCGCGGGTCGATGGTGGTTCTCTTTTGCGCATATTTCGTGTGTTGGTAAAAAATTGGACACATGCTGAAATGCCCATCGATTTAACGGTGCATCTTGCCAATTATCCAAATGGAAATCGACAGGTATATTGTTCTCCATTTTATGTTAGTATGACATATATTTTATGTAATTTATCGCGATATATGTGTGTGTAAGTTTTTATAAGTTTTTGAATAAAATACATATCAATTATTTAATGATGAATTCGTCAAATAATTGAGGTTTAATCGCGGCATTTCAATTTACTGCCAATCATTCGAAAATAGCAATTGTTGTACATTATATTTTTGTCCAGTGCTTTTGCTAATGTTTTATCGCTCATTTTTAGTTGTTTTATACAATCATATTTACAAACAAATTCTGTTACTAATTGATTGTCGCTCGTGTATTGCCCTACACCGTCTTTATACAATAATGGCGTCCCATAATTCTCTTCGAACGTGGTTCTCATTTCATCATTGCATTTCTCGTACAAAATATAATAATGTCCGTTTGTCACAGATGCATTTTTTACAGGGTTGTCTAATGCAGATGAAGAAGCATATCCATTTTCAGCCGCCGCGGTTTTTCGGTCGATATACACATTCAAAATCTCGGTATTTTCGCCGTTTATCTTTGCAATATATCCCAGGTTTTGCGCCCTGGTTTGTTTGGTTGGGGGAAGATCATGGATTACATTCGCGTCCAAACTTCTATCTACAAACGCCCACCGATAATTGTTGTAAATGGTATTCTCTTTCACTGCTTTATCGATACTTGGACGTTTAACACTGAAATTGTGTTCTTTCAAACATTCTGCAACGGATTCATACACTTTTACGATAGTCATTGTTTCCGGATTGATTTTTTGGAGACGCGGACCGACCGTTACTAATGGGTCGTTGAACCCAGTAGTTGTTTTAGTTTGAGTGGCATTCACTTTGGAAACGATATCTATGCTGACTTTTTCGAGATTGTCGATTTTAGATGATAACTGTTTGACGCATTGAAGCAACTCTTGGATTATCATGTTGTCGTTATTCGATGTTTTCATTTCTAACATCAGTTTTAATTGTTGAACTTCTAATTCTAACTTATGCGTATCGCTGTTGTTGAAATATTTGATATTTGTGTTGATTATATCTAATAACGTTTGATAAGACAGATTCTTTCCTATTAAAAAGAGTTCGAGCTCGGTTTCATGTCCAGGCAGGTCATTTACTCTATTTCGCCGGACCAATTCATGTTCTTTGATAAACGTTTCAAAATCCTTACTTTTATTCACTGTGAAACAATCTAACAACAAACACTCTTCGTATTTCGTTTTGTGTTCTTTGTATCTGCCTAATACCCCCCTTCGACTCTCGCCGATTTTTATGACATATTGACCATTTTCACGCGTTTTTACTTTAATTACATAAAACAGGGCACCACTCGTTGCATATTCTTGCATCAATACCTTTTCCCTTTCTAGAATTTTTTGTTGTGTTAATTTGGCGTCGTATTCGTGTTTCTTTTTGTCTTCTATTTGAAGGATTTCATTTTTTGCGTTTTCTAATTGAAGTTTTAATTCATTGCCTTCTTCTACTAAAAAATCCTGTAAAACATTTTCTAATTTAATATAATAATCGTGAATTTCATCTGCCTTTTTAGTTCCAGCTTTCAAACAGAATTTTTTGAACGTGTCAATATTTAACATAATTATTTCTTTATTGTGACCGCCTCTGGTTCCGGTCTTTGCTCCCGAATGTGCGGGAGCAAAGATTTTATAATCGCGATTAATTATAAATTGTTTTTCTAATAAATTTTTTGAATGATACTTTTGTTGAAATCCTAACCATTTCCATACGTTATCCAGGTCAATTACAAAATCGTTCTGTTTATCATTTTTCAAATAGCAGTAAAAACTTGCTAAAAACATTTGTTGTTCATAATTATTAAAGTGTTGTTGCACCTTCTCCACTAATTTTGACTGATAATTACCATTTAACCTGGTAATTGGATTGCTTTCAATGAGATGCACAATGTCTATGCTCATTCTATACAATACTTGTAAGTATTTCTTTATATTGTTTTTGCATTTAATAACCAATAAGCATATTTATGTGAACATTCACGAATAATCAAATTTTCAAAAAATTGAATTAAATAAACTATTGAATTTTGTCTACATAAAATGTCGTATTGCCTCGCAATTGATAGAAATCGCCATGGTTGCAGATGTAATGCAATAAATGACACTCGGTTTTGTAAAAACCACGCATATATGTGTGACTATACGGACGAAATGATAGCAAACCAGTCGATTTGTTCTGGCTGTAAAAAATCGCATTATTTGCCAGATGGAATTAAGACATGTTCAAATTGCAAAGAACGCGGGAAACAGTCAAAGATAACAGCAAAAGAAGCGGTGATATTATGTGCTAGTGACAATTGTAAATCCAAACGGTCGATTGAGAACACGTATTGCATGAAACATCAAATATGTGTTTTCGTCGACGAAACGACCGCATTAGGCAAAAAATTATGCAAGCAGTACGTGCGCGGTTGCCGTGCACAATTGGACGCAGAGTATCCTAAGTCTACATGCGAAGAATGTTTGATAATTGAGCGCGAAAAAGACCGTGCGAGGCGTGGATATGCCCAAAAAATGACTGCGCCAGAACCGAATAAGCAGGTTTGCACCACGTGTTGTAAAACATTGGACGAAGAACAATTTATAGGGCATAATGACGTACAAACGAAAACGTGCGCATCGTGCAGAGAATCAAATCGTCTACAAGATATGAAACGTGACAAAGAACATCGCAATGAACTGGCGCGTATAGCCGAGCAGAAGCCGGAACGAAAAGCGGTAAAGCAACAATGGAATGAAAACAACTACGAAAAAGTAGCATTGAAAAGCATGAATTATAGACACCGCCAAATAGAAGCGGATGTAGACCAATATTTAAATAAAAATGCGGAAAATGCAAAGCAATGGCGAGACAATAACCCTGAAAAAGTTGCCATTAGCAACCAGAACAGACTGGAAAATATAAAAATTCATTATTCTAATTACATTCGGTCGGCAAACGATAAAAACCTTGTATTTGGTCTATCGCAAGATGTGTTTGATGAAATTATAAAAGCACCCTGTTACTATTGCGGCATTATACAAGAACGTGGGTTTAATGGCATTGACCGAATGAACGCAGAAGTTGGTTATGTCGCAGATAATTGTGTAAGTTGTTGCCAAATGTGTAACTACATGAAATCGTCATTGTCGGTAGATGCATTTCTCGGTCGAGTAGAACATATTTTGACATATAACGGACGAATCAATGGACGGTTATTTCCAGAAATGTTTCCGGATTATAATTCTTGTTCTTATAATCGCTACACAATTCGTGCGTCTAAAAAGAACATAGAGTTTGCATTGTCACCAGCTGAATTTGACGCACTTAAATTACATCCGTGTTATCTCTGTGGAAAACAATCTAATTCGCAACACCTGAACGGCATAGACCGAATAGATAATAACAAAGGTTATACGTTAGACAATGTAAAGTCCTGTTGTTTTGGGTGCAATCATATCAAACGCAATTATGTTCTCGATGACATCTTTAACAAATTTATTGATATCTATTCGTTTAAAATTGTACATGAAAACACAGTCAAAACTAACCGGATAGTTAATCAAATTACGGTTGAATCAGTAGAAAATGGTATTGCAAATCATGTTGAAAACGCCGAATTAATACAAACAAACAATAAAGATATGGTTAAAAATACAAATAAAAAGACTGATGAAGAAAAACGTGAGGCTGCGCGCATTCGCAAGGCAAACCAGCGTTTACGTCTAAAAGAAAAATACGGTAACGACGAATACAATCGTCAGAAAGCGGAAGAATTGGCAAAATATAGAAAAAATAAAAAGACGGAGATATAATATGTGATTGTTATGCATTAATTTATAATTTTTTTATAAATTAATAGTTTACATTATAATATTTTTTATTTTGTTTTTGTGGGCAAAACCCGTTTTATTAGTTTGAAGGTCACGCAAATGATGAAGGTCACACCATTCGATCAATTACTGTAAGCCACACCAGCCATGCCGCTCATAACGCGGAGAACGTTATAGTTAACAGCGTACACACGGACCTTAGCAGTGTTGACACCAGACACAGTTCCGGAGGAGAGCACCAACTGAAGAACCGCGTTATCGATTCTGGAGAAGTTGCAAGACCCACTGGGTTGGTGCTCCTCGGGGCGAAGGGCGAAGGAGTACACGTTGATACCGCAGTCAGGGGCACGGGTGTGGTGCTGGAAGGGCTGCACAACGTCGAAGTAAGAACCCTCACGCTCGGAGAAGCGGTCCTGGCCGTTAAGCTGAAGCTTGGCAGTGACCACAGGGTTCTCACCCCAGCAGTGCATGTCAAGAGCAGACTCGGCCAACACGAAGGTGCCGGCATCAGACAAGTGGGAACCCATTAAATTAGGCGCTGAATTAAATGTATTAAGCTGGTTTGTAGTTGCTGCTGTTCCAACATTAGCATCATCAGGAGCACCGGGAGTCTCGAATAAACCAGCAGTAGTGCTGAACGCATTAACACCAGACACGGCGGTAGAACCGCCGAAGGCATGGATGGCGTTGGGGAGGGCATCGATGGCATCAGTGTAGTTGAAGGGCTGGGCACCAAGGGTTCTGAACAAAAGGGAACCAGCCTCAAGGGAAGAGCAGTAGTCGACGTTGGCATCAGGCTGAACAACCCACACCAACTCCTTGCAGGGGTGGTTGAAGTTGAGCTTGATCTTGTTGGAAGAAGAACCAACAGACTCGTCACCAGTGAACTGGAGCTGCTCGATCAAGTACTCATGGGGGTTCTGGGCCATCTTGCGGCGCTCATCAGTGTCGAGGAAGATATAGTCGACATAGAGAGAAGCAGCCACAAGGGATTGCTGGTAAGCAGCAGCCGTAGACTTGGCAGTGGAACCCAAGCCGTTCATGGCCCACAAGCACTCACCAATGGGGCGGAAATCAATGTTGATCTTCACCTCGTGGTACTGAAGGGCAATCAAGGGAAGGGCAAGTCCGGGGTTGCGGCAAAACCAGAAAAGAAGAGGCACGTAAAGGGTGGTCTCGGGAAGGGCGCTACGGGGAGCGCACACCTGGGCGGGTCCTCCGGCGGCGCAGGGGCCAGACACGGGGGCGAAGGCGGGGTCAGTGATGTAGGTAAGTTGGGTGGTGTTACCGATCATCTTGTAGTAACCAGCCTGCTGCTCCTTGGAGAGGGTAAGTTGGTTCCAGATGTGCATCCAGTCACCGTACTGGCGATCAATGCGCTGACCACCAATCTCGACCTCAACCTGGGCAATCAACTGCTCACCAACGAAGTCTAACCAACGGGCATACACGCCAGTCTCACCCGTCTTCTTCAACTCCTGGTTGATCTCGGGGAGAGTCACCTGGAGGTAGGTGCGGTAAGCCAAGTCACCGTTGCGGCTGATTGTGCATGTCACACGGCGGCCAAAATCGGCCTGGCCAGAGAAAGTCTGCTCAATAGACTCCATGGCGAAGTTGGTATGGCGTCTGTAGGACACCTTCCAGAAAGTAATCTCGGGGGTTCCGGTAAGGAACACATCTTGGGCGCCATAGGCGACGAGTTGCATCAAACCACCAGCCATATTTTATGGATTATATTGTATCCAAAGAAAATAATTTTGGAGGAAATGAATTAATTAAAATGAAAAATAAAAAGCATTCCTTTTTATTTTTGGAAACACCCCTAAATAAATGATTCACATGACGAAATTCCCGAGACCAAATATGTTTTTAATGGTTCTCATAAAACGTCTGCGTATTCATATTATGCAAAGATAATAATTCACAATCAGTATATTTGTGTTTACAACCGCTGAATTTCAAAATGACTAAAATGGATCATATCGTCAGTATCGCATCGTATTGTGTGAGCGCTACCATCTACTATATGTCTACCGCCGCGTCGTTATGCCTGACTACTTAACACATAATCCACCGACAGATTCGATGCCACAAATGTTTCTAAATAATTCTCTTGAAAAATCTCCTGCTTGTTCTCGTGCTTTTTAGTGAAAATATAGGAGTCTTGTGATTTGCGTATAGTCCACCCCTGCTCCAATGCATTGGCGATAAACAACATCTTTTGAAATGCAGGTTTAGACAATTGCATATGATTGGGCAGACCAATCGTTTTAGGAGATGACATGGATTGATTTCGTGATGGAGTTATATATCAGGTTTAGATAGTGTTTTATGCGAGGATACGAGTTTTTTATTTGTGCATATATGTTATAATTAACACTTAATATATGGTACAAAAACTAAATCCATCATTTGTAGCACGGTTTGCTGCCTATTTGAAAAAATTATTAACTGAAAAAAAAACTGACGGCACCATATCTGCTGATGATTTTCAAGGTAAGGTTACTGATGCATTAAACTCATCTGTAAAAGAAGAATACGGCATTGATCCAGCGAAATGGCGGACTATAGCTACGAAGTCTCCCCCAGATGAAGAGTGTAGGGCGGCAATACTAGCCCGCATACTACACGGAATAAAACCGAACCCAGATCGTAGAATAACCCATTATAGAACACAAGCCGAAATTTATACTGCAACCAATGAACCGACATTAGACCGGGCGAAAGCCAACCACAGCGACGCTAATATGAACGTGAATGGGCTAAAACTCAATGCTGATGATTGGAAATCTAAAACCAACATGTTATTACCAGATCCAACTCTAGGCGGGAAAAAAAGACAAATGGCTGTAGATTTTGAACCCACGTCGGCAGTATATTGTGGAGAATGTTGGATATGTAGAACAGACGTTATGTCATATACTGGCGAGTCCACCGATTGGTATGATAATGATGATAACGTAGTTGGACAAGATGACCCAGGAGCCGTCCGGATAGAGGGCACGACGCCGTGTGGTGATTGTGAGCATGTTGCTGCGATAATGGCATCCTATATAGCCGGTATGTTAAAGTCGGGTGGATTTTCAAAGTTTTATTGGGCATCCTATTACGTTGCATGTGTTGAATGTAATAGAAGGAAATCAAATAAAATAGGGGTAAAATTACATGCAACCAAAGGTTGGGAAGTTGATTCTGATGGTGTTGATGCTATTGTTGACGCTATATTTCCTGACGCAGTTATACAAACCCATGTGTCTGAATATAATCCTATCCGCAATGCGCTTGGTAAAAAGTATAATTCAATGTCCCCCGCTCAAAAGATCGACTTCAGAGCCGGCGTTTACGATAATATTGCCAGCGGCACTCAAACGTGGTGTGATGCCGCGAATGAACAAATGTTCAAGTCGAAAGCAAGTAGCACGATGGCAGTTAAGTTTAGTGAAATTATAGCAGCGATTACAGTAAATTTAGGAATTGCCACAAAAAATTTGCAAAAAATGAAAACTAAAACGGTATCCAAACTGGCTAAAGGAAAGACCCCTTCCGGCAAAGGAAACGCAGTTAAAGCAGCCAGACCGATGATAGCAAAGCAACCGCTGCCAAATAAACCGCTGCCAAATAAACCGAAACAGCGTACAGGCGGCGCGCCGCCCGACAACGAATATACCAAAGAAGGCGGCGACGACGAATATATTATCTTCTCGGGTCATTTAACAAAAGGGACACCGGTAGATGAAGCAGGGACACCGGTAGATGAAGCAGGGACACCGGTAGATGAAGCAGGGACACCGGTAGATGAAGCAGGGACACCGGTAGATGAAGACATAGATGAAGACATAGATGAAGACGATTATGCATTACATCTCGAAACTATCATTAGTACCTTTATGGAATGGGTTATAAGTAAGGGATATATCAGTCAGTTATATGATTTATATGTCATTGAATCTGACACCTTTGAAATGTTAATCGCCAGATTATTACATTCAATGGAAGAAATACTTATTTCATCGCACGATATAAAAGAAGTTGTTGTTCCGGATATAGCGGCTGAACCAACTGCTATGGTTTACGAAAAAGAGGAAGTAAAACAAGAACCCGATGCGGCATTACCCGGACCACAAACCGTAACCAAAGAAGATGCTGCCAATTTAGAACAGGGGTCGCCCCCGAGAAAGGTTCCTACACAAGGGTCTGTTCAAATTACGCCCGCGAGGGTAGGATCAGCGTCGCAACCATCGCAAGAATCGCAAAATCAGGATGATATGTCTGGCGATCAATCTGCCAAGACCGAGTCTGCCGCGCTTCGCCAAAATGTATTTAGTGCCGTCGTCCCTAGAACGGGTC